GAGTTGATCGCCAAGATGATGAGCGAAGGCGGGTTATTTGATAAGATAGCAGAAGCAAACGACGATTTAAAAATTTCCCCGGAAGAAGCGGCTGAGCTTGAAAAGATGTACAAAGAAATCGCTGTATGGGCGGAGAATTATTGGAAGGGATTTAGCGGCGTTCTTGGCACCGACACTCCCGGCGGAGCCTCCTCCATGACCGGAACTATAAAAGGCATTACCGAGGAGACGGGGAGTAAACTTGAGGGGAGCTTCAACGCTGTTCGTATCAGCCTGATCGAGCAGAAGACTATTGCCATGCAGGGATACAACCAGCTTGTCAGGATCGAGAACAATACACGCCCGATAAGCGAGATAAGAGACATATTAAAAGGCGGGAGTACTTCAGGGTTAGTTAAAAACAGGGCATATGGCAAGTAATTACACATCCGTCGGCACTATATACATGCTTAACGGCGTAGACCTTAGCACATGGCGGGCATTTGTTGTGAGGTCCGAGAATTTCCTTAGCCTTCCGGCTCGAAAAGAGAAAGCCTCTTACAGTTGGCCGGACGAACATGGCGAGGAGGTTGACCTTGCTACCGTGTATTTCGAGCCCGCAGAACATGACCTTGAGATAATAATGTACAATGTGAGTTACACAACTCTGCAGACTTACGTAAAGCTGCTTCTGGCCGAACTGTCGAAAACAGGGCTGCAGCACCTGAAGATGGCGGGTATCGCCGGGGTCACTCCTTTTTATGTGAGTTCACCGGTTTCGGTTGAGAACCTCACCGGAGTATCATCGGCGCAGGCGGCAGTAAGGGTCGCATTCTCGATCACGAACCCCTATCCCGTAACACGGCAGTTCTGGACGAACAAGACCTCAATAAACCAGACCTCTCAGCTTTATATCGTAACCACAAAACCCGTCATGATCAACTGGGGCGACGGATCCGTCGAGGCGATTGCCTCTGGAACGACAACCAAAACGCACACCTTCGCCGCAATAGGCACTTACTGTATTGTGGTTTACGGAGGGGTGGACGGTATTTCAACAATAACGGCAACAAACTGCACCGCGATATGATGACGAGTATATACAGAGGCGCAGGTGTAAACATCAATGTTAACATTCTCGAATCTTCCGAAATATCAAGGAAGCTGAACGGGGAGGATATATGCAAAATACAGATTGAGAGTACAGCGGTCCTTGATCTCGCGATAGGTGATTATATTACCGTTTTCTCACGCAACTATTATCTCAACCTGCTGCCTGAGGTAACGAAATCGGGCAACCGGTTGTACAAATACGATTGCATTTTCGAGAGCCGGCAGTACGAGCTCGGCAAGGTGATATACATGGATCCCGTGCAAGGTGGCGAATTTGCCTATACCGGGGATCTGGATTTCTTTGTCACCCAGCTTGTGGCAAACATGAACCGGGCCCAGAGCGGGTGGACAAAAGGCAGCGTAGCCACGGGCACGGCAACAAAGAACCTGCAGTTCAGCAACGAGAACTGTCTGGCAGTTCTGCAGCGCCTGTGCAACGAGTACGAGCTGACATTTCAGATAAGCGAATCCAAAGCCGTTACCATCGCAGCGACATCTGCCGGGACTACACTGACCTTCGGCTACGGAAAAGGGAAAGGGCTTTACAACCTGAACCGAAAACTTATTGACAGCGCCAATATAATCACGAGAGTATACCCGTTCGGATCCGAAAGGAATATCGCAGCCAACTACCGTGGCGGCTCCTCGAGGCTAAAGCTGTCAACGGGATATATTGAACAGAATACGGGTCTTTACGGGATCATCGAAGGGGTGAAGGTATGGGATGAGGTTTACCCGAGGTTCAACGGGTCTGTTACCAGCTCGTCTTCGCCGACGGTATTTGTCGACAGTTCTATCGACTTTGATCTGAATCAATACATTGTTCCCGGCACGGCACCAAAGGTTCATTTTAACTCAGGACTGCTTTCGGGTTACGAATTTGAGATACTTTCTTACGTTCACGCAACGAAAACCGTTACCCTTAAGGAGACGCAACAGGAAAAAGTTACCGACACATCAGGCGTTTTGACGCCGCTCGTACTGCCAAACTCAACCCTTAAACCAGGAGTCCTGGACAAATACGTGTTTATCGACATAATAATGCCGGAAACATCGACACTGCATTACGTTACGGCTGCGGAAACGGAGCTGTACAACAAAGCGGTTGCGTTTCTGGCTGAAAACAGTATTCCACGGGTCGCTTACGAGCTTGACATCGATCCAATGTACATGGCCGACAACTCGTACACGCTGGCCATGGGCGAGTATGTTACGATAGTGGACCCGGAGCTGGGTATCAATCGAGCCGTAAGGATCATCGGGCTCACCAGGAACATATGGGAACCGAACAAATACACCGTTGAAATCGGCGATCAGCTGGAGAGTGATCTTTACGCAAAGATGATCGGCGATGTTGACGAAATCAAAAGGCTCATAACTCTCAACAAGCTCGATGATGTATCCAGGGCAAGAAACACCTGGAAGAACACCTCTGAGCTTCGGGGCATGATTTTCGGAACAGATAATTATTTCGATCCGGGGAACATTAAACCGGAGTCTATCGAAACGAATATGTTATCTGTGGGAAGCAGGGAGAACTCGATCGCTCTTTATGGATCCGTGTTTGAACCCAACAGGCTCGGACTGGATACTCATTTCAATATAAGCGCAGGGAATCTTACGCATTTTACGATAAGCACCTCGCCGATAACCTGGACGATGCCCGCGTTTTCAACAACGACACTCGCGCCTGGTACTGCTTATTATATATATGCAAGGTGCCACAGAGGCTCCACATCAACAGCGACATATATCGTTTCCGCAACCGCTTATAAAATAGACGCCGACACGAATTATTATTACTTCCTGCTTGGCATCCTTCATTCAGCGGTTAATTCGGTAAGGGACATTTCCCTTACATACGGAAATACAAGGATCAATGGCCGGACAGTAACAACCGGAAGGATTGCAAGTGCAAACGGCGCGACATATTTTGACTTGGACAACAACACAATTGTCATGGGCGGAACGTCGATAGCTGATGTGAAGGATTCTGTCGACAATATCCAGGTAGGGGGAAGGAATCTTGTTGAAGACAGTTTGGTAAACTTAAGTAGCAATGCATATGGATTCGGATTAAAAACAGTTGGCCTTATTTCAGGGCAGCAGTATACTTTTTCAGTAAACGGAAGATGCAACAGTGTTAGCCCGGGAAAGTTTCTGAGGGTGTTTCTGTACAATAGTGATTGGACATATGAGCAGCATATAGATATAACAGAAACAGAAAACGTTACAAAGAATGTAACTTTTATCGCTCCTTCAACAGGTGATTTCTATATACAGTCTTACTATGAAGACGCAAGCACCCCTCGTGACGGAACCGTTACAGTGAATAACTACAAAGTTGAAATAGGCAACAAAGCGACCGATTGGACACCTGCACCGGAGGATATTGACGCTGAAATAGCAGCTGCTCAGGACGCCGCTGATACAGCACAAAGCACCGCTGAAGGAGCGCAAGATTCAGCCGACGCAGCAGCAATAGCGGCAGGCAACGCTGCGCAGGATGCAGCAGACGCAGCCGACCTTGCCGACGCAGCAATGCAGCAAATTACAAATATATCTTCGGACGCAATACTCTCAAAAGGGGAGAAACCTGCTGCTATCCGTGAGTACAATATTCTCTTAAATGAACGTGCTGCAATACTCACGGAAGCTAACAGGTGGGGGATAATTACCGAGAGAGATGTATACGACAATGCAGTAACATCGTTGTCAATGTACCTTGGAAACGCCATTATCTCATGGAACGACGTATCTGTTGACTCTGTAATAGTGGCAGCGACATGGGAGTCGACATGGAGGAATGTATACGAGAAAAAACAACTGCTGCTGAATAAGATTTATTCAATCGCCAGCACACACGACAACACTCAGGACGCATTCGACAGCGGAATAAATTCAGGCTTCATTGCCGGGTTTACGGTAGATACCGAAAAGCTTTCGTTTTCGAATTCAAGCAAAAACATTCTGATAAACAACGCAGTCAAAACTTCAGGTCAGTTTGGGAGGGGTATGACAATTCATGACGCAGCTGCTAATTATCAGCTCGGGCAAGTTGCAATTGTGGCAATGGGACAGCTGCATACCCTTGACACAAACGTAATACCTGCCACGACTCCGGAATACGGTTTTGAAATAATTAAGGCTGTCGGTCCGGGTAATTATGCGCATCTTATGAGGGTTGGGCAGGCAAATGCGATGATAGCCGGATGGAACATTGATTACGATGCTATCTATGTCGGCGCAAAACAAACCACAGGTACTTATAGTACTAATGGATTAACCCTTGCAAGTAATGGTAGCATTAGAGGTAAAAACTTTTATATTGATACTAATGGTTATGCAACATTTGGTGGCGCAAGTATGCCTCAGCTGCTGGAAAAAGCAAATGACAGTGCAGTTACCGCAATGCACCAACATAACGCTGAAGCATCAATTAGTACAATAGCGTGGGTTAAAGTAAAAACAATAACTTTTACAAACGGTTTGCTTGGTAATTATCAGGTTAATTTTCAAGGTAAAATGTTTCAGATGGGTTACACCGGTTATGCCGAATTAAGAAAGAAAAGCACAGGCGCAGTGCTTGGTGCGCAACAAAGCATTATTTATAATACTTATTGGGATTATCCACAAATTATTACTCAAGATTTTTTACCGGGTGACGGGATTGAATTATGGATAAGAACAGATACACTGGGTCAGACAGTAACTGTAAGAAATTTAAACATGAAATATAAAAATGCGCCAACAGTAGAAGTGGCAAGTACATTAACTTAAAAAATAATAGATTAAAATATGAATGCAATAGTAGATAC